CACGTAAGAGATGTAATGCATCCTGAAATGGAATTATTAAAAGCCGATCATTTTTAATGCACACCCGGACGATCCATTAGTTTTACACCGTAAGGAACTCGTCAATAAAAATGCTCCGTTCGAAGTATTGCGGGATGCGGATAAATGCGCTGCTTTTGACAGGGACTTCTTGGGACTCCTCGAATCTTGGGAATATAAAGTATTTTCTGTATGCCTAGATAAACAAAACCATATTGCGAAGTACGGAAAGTTCGTGCACCATCCTTACCACTATTGTCTTGAGATATTAGTTGAGAAATGCGTTCAATGTCTAAATAATACTGGACATACGGCAGACATCATGGTGGAGGCCCGCGGCAAGCCAATGGACCGACAACTGGCGGAATGCTTTCGGGAAATTTATTACAATGGTACGCGTTTTATTTCTGCGGCAGAGGTACAAAAGGCTCTTACAAGTTGCGAAATAAAACTTAGAAAAAAGGAAGCTAATATAACAGGATTGCAATTAGCCGACCTCGTTGCGCATCCTTCGCGTAATGAGATTTTGAATGAAAACGGAATATCGATAAAAATTGCGCCTTTCGCTGTTGAGGTCATTAAGAGAATTGGGCCGAAATATGACCAATATAGAGCCGCTATCTTTGGGAAGAAATTTATTTAAAATTATAAGGGGCCTCTCGGCCCCTTCGAAGTTACCTAAACTTCTCCCTCCAGAAAAACCTGGATTTGACTTAATTGTAGTCACTATGCCATCCCATTGTCAAGCCCTTGTCCTATCTGTGAAACAATCTGGGCAACACGGGAATAATGAAAACTTGATAACCTCCCGGTTAACCTATAATCTTATGTATGTATTCCCCAGGAAAATCCTATCCGGCTAGTCTGTGACGACCCTGGGGTTAAGAAATTAAGCCTCTAGCATAATAGCTGGAGGCTTTTACTTTTTAAAGTCGGTTGAACGTGCTTAACCCGCCTGATGGTTCCAAGATAAACTAAATCCGACATCCCGGATCCCAAATCCCCGCCCCCCAGGGACACCTGGGGACGGGGTAGGAGCCGTTTGAATTCAAAATAGATATCTGAGGGGAGGCCGGGTATTCTTTTTGCGTTTTGCGGCGGTTTAACCCGGCTATTGCCGATTCGGTTTTAGCGTGCCGGCTTCGACGCGCACGCTGCCGGCTTTGAGGTCCGGCCGTTTTTCGGGGACCGGCATGCTAAGCGTGGTCCCGGCGTTTATGTCCCTGTATCTCTCGCCCGTGACCGACGCGATAACGTGCGCCTGGGCGTACCACCCGGGCATCGAGAACAGGCCCTGGTCGTCTTTCTCGTAGAGCACCCTCGCGCTCGACTCGAACTCGGGCCCGGATTTAAGGATATACCCGATCAGGACCTCGCGGTTTTCGACCTTTACGGCAACGTATTCGATATGGACGTAAGTTTTCCTGGACAGACCTTTCCCGAAACCGCTGGCAGTCTGGAATTTGCTGACCTTACGCATCCCATTCGAAGGCACGACCCTCCACGTAAAATCCTTTATGTCCGCGAGAAACAGCCCGGCGACGGTTTTGGTAAGCGAGCCGAGGTACTCGTCCGTTACCGGCGTTTCGGGCACCGCGACAAAGAGCCCGATCTTGTACGGGTTGTTGAACATATAAGCGAGACCGGCGCCGGGCGAACCGTGCAGCTCGAACTCGTTCGGGACCGAGAATTTTACATCGCCGACGCTCGAGAACGCCTTATGCCCGGGATCCTGCAGGGCGGAGAGATCGAGCTGCGCGGCCGCCATGCCGGCGCCTAGTAATATAAGGACAAGGGCGATACCAATTCTCATGATTTACCTCGATCGTGGTCCGTGGTTAAGGCGATTTCGTTTTATTCGTGGTTACGGTTTTCCGAGGATAAGAAAGAACCACGAATATACACGAATCAACACGAATAAGAACTGTCCCACGGACGACGGACCACTGACCACGAATAACACCTATTATTGACAGATGAGATGCAATTGCAAGGGTTTTTGGTTGGAAGGCGGGGAAATTAACAAGGATATATCGATTTCGGATTCGGGCCTTCGGATTTGAACGTTATCGTCTTATCCGGCGTTTCTTATTCGCGTCGATTCGTGGTTACTTTTTACTAACCGCTAAAGACTGGAACCACGAATCAACACGAATCGACACGAATAAACCAAATTCCCAAATCAAGCTGCCTTTTTCTCACCGTCCAGCCCCGTGACCCATTCCTTGAACGAGTCTTCATAGACGAGCCAGCCGACCGAGGTCGGGCCGCTGCCGGCGGTTTCGAAGGTGCCGTCTTCGCACATGTTGACGAGGGTCGCGCGGGAGAGCGGCGGGATTATGATCCGATAGACCTTGATCAGGCGCTCTACCTCGGAAAGGCGGAGTTTTGTGCGAGGCTTAATATCAAACGTTTGTTGTGATTTATACATTATCAGTCGTTTGTCGTTAGTTGTTAGCGGTCCGTGGTCCGTGGTCCGTGGAACAGTTCATTGAGATCGTTTAGAGTAAGCGCCAACCACGAATTACGACCCCCCAAAACACGAATTGCTTACATTCCTTCTAAATTATCGATTCCTCCAAAACTCAACAGAGTAGGGTGCATAATAAAAAGCATAATTGATTGGGCCGGGCCTTTTTGCCTATTCTGGTAATCGGGCCGGGAGATGCCCGGTTTTCCCCGGCCCCGGCGGACGATATATAAGAGGCGGAAGAAATAAACAAGCGAAAAACGGTTCGCCCAATATCGTCCGATTGTTATAAATATCATACACCCGTTAGACGCGCAAATCAAGTGCAAAAGCCCGCACATAAGTAAGGGCGAAACACTCAACCCTGGATAAATTGCCCACGAAAGATAATAAAAAAACTAAATGCTCAAAGCGAAAATCGCGGATTTCCGGTCTTTCGTGTTGATTCACGGGTTCCGGTATTTTGCGGTTACCGGGAAGTAACCACGAATTAACACGAATTAACACGAATAAAACCGGAAGCAATACCACGAATCGACACGAAAAAAGGCATTAAATCAAAGGTCAAAGACCGAAGGTAAAGCAGACGGCAATTTAAAAGATCGAAATCCAAGACCAAAATCCAAAATTGAAATGAGTTTTTCCGAAAAAGATAAATTAAAGGCGCTGGCAATCGTGCATATATTCGAAACCTCGAAGGCTTTTGGCGATTACGGGGCGTGCGTGGTGCTCAACGACGGGGCCGGTGTCTCTTACGGCATCAACCAGTTTACGCACCGCTCGGGCTCCCTGCTCGAGGTGATAACCGCGTATTTCAGAAACGGCGGGACCATCGGCCGGGCAGCTATCGAGGAAGCGCTGCCGCTGCTCAGGCAAAAAGGCCCGGGCGCGATCGGCGAGCTCTCCGGCAGCGCGCGGTTCAAAAAGGCCCTGAAGGCCGCGGCGCCGACCAGCGAGATGCGCGCCGCGCAGCACGAGATTGCCGAGAAGAGATACTTGCGACCGGCGGTCGAGGCGGCCGAGGGGTCCGGTTTTGTGCTGCCCCTTTCGCTGGCGGTCATATACGATTCGATCAACCACGGCTCTTACGCGCGCATTCGCGACCGGGTAAAGATCTCGAAAAAGAATTATTCGACGGCCGTTGAGTTTGAAAAGGCGTGGATCTATTCGTATGTAAAAAACCGCGACGCCTGGCTCGAATCCGTTCCGCGGCTGGCCGTGACCGATTACCGGACCGACTTTTTTCTCGCCCAGATCGCGCGCGGCAACTGGCCGCTCGAGCTGCCGGTCAACGTTCACGGAGTTAAGCTCGATCAAATCGAGAGTCCCAAGTCCCAAGTCTCAGGTCCCAAGGTTGGTGATCGAAGTGAAAATCGCATCGACTTGGGACTTGTGGAACCCGGGACTCGGGACTCACATATCCCAAATCCAAAATCGGAAGAGCGTGGGCGGGTCGCCCGCGAGACAGCCGCCGGGCCGGCGGCGGCGGTACAACAAGATTCGGCGGTTGAGCCGTTAAATCAGCCCACAAAAACCCTTGCGATACCTCAGTTTCCCCCTGAAATCCTGCCAGAATCCCCTGAAAACGCCCACACTACGGCTCAACCGCTGAATAAAGAAGGGGAGAATGGGAGAGGGGGAGAAGGGGAAAGCGAAGGCGGGCTTCTGAACCGGGCTGGAGAAGTTATCGACACCGCGGGCGCGAAATTCGACCGGGTAAACGAGGTCGTTTCCGGGCTCGGCCAGCGCAAGGACGCGGCCAAATCGCTCTGGACGACCATCGGGAGCACGATCTGGCAATCGATCTGGGCGGTGATCGCTTTTATCATCGGGCTGCCCCGCGAGGTATGGCTGACGGTGGCCGTGATCGCCGGCGCGTTCATGCTCTATTATCTGTATAGGCAGATTGCGCTCGGGAAGATAAGGGAAAGAGCTGTTCGGGGGTAAGTTCGTTTGTGGTCCGTTGTTCGTGTATTTCGTGTTGATTCGCGGTTTCCCTTGATCCGAGGATAAGGAGAAACCGCGAATTATCACGAATCAACACGAATAACAAAAACCACTAACCACTGACAACGAACAACTGACCAACTTCGTGGGTTCCAGTCTTCGCGATTATCAGGAAGTAACCACGAATTAGCACGAAATCAACACGAATAAATCAAAAATCAATAATCAAAAGTCAGAAATCTGAAATGAATTCTCACTCGGACATGAAAAACATACTCCTCGCAGGCTTTAGCAGCGTGACCTCCTTTTTTGCGGTGATGGAAACGCAGACCCTCATCACCATTATTTCGGCCATCGTCCTGCCGATACTTTTCTTTTGCATCGGTAAGGCCGTGGATGTGATGGTGCAGATACGCTTCCGGCAAATGGCCGAGAGGCGAAAGGCCAGGACACGGATCGATGGGGAAGAGGAGATTTAAAAGAATGGTTTTAACGCGGAGAGCGCGGAGTACGCGGAGGAAGATTTAACCGAGGATGTCAGGATGGAATGGGTAAAAATCAATATAGTCGGCCATTTTCACTAAATATCCCTGCTAAAAACCTTCTTCTTGTTCTCTGCGCCCTCCGCGGTCTCTCTCGTTGAAAAAATCTTATGAATATTCGCGACATTTTTTCACTGGCATTAACTGAATTATCGCCGCGGCGAAAGATCTACCTGGCGCTGACGATCGCCGGCGCGATTTTGGTCTGCGTTATGGTCGGCTCGGCGTGGTCGCATTTTACGATCCGCGGGCTCGAGCGCGACGTCCGGGCCGCCAAAGATCAGGCCGATAATAAGCAAAAGATCGCCTCCGCACGCGAACAGGAGGCCGAAAAATACCGGCTGCAGGCCGAGCGGCTCGAAGGATCTCTCGCGGAGATCCAAAAGATAGCAAAAAAACAAGATGAAGAACTGGAAAAAATTTCCGATCGAACGGGTAATGCCCGCAATGATGCTGCTCGCGCTCGCGGCGTTCGCGCCCTCGATAGTACAAGCACAGACCTCTGCCGGCGGCTCGAAGAGCTCGGGCACGGATGTAATTAGTCCCAAGTCCCAGATCCAAGGTCCAAAGTCGGCGGTTCCAGGCTCCCCTCCTGGTTCAGGAGGGGTGGCGGCCGCTTCGGCTGACGGGGTGGTGGGAGCGACACCCGACGACCTTCAAAAACTAATAAATTCCTGCGCCGCCGCGGTAGAAGATCTCGCAAAGACCCGCATCCTCGCCGACGCGCTTGAAAGGGAGAATGGCCTTTTAAAAGAGCGGCTCGAGACGGAGAAACGCACCTCGGGGGTCCTGCTCGAGTTGAACGAGACCCGGAAGGCGGAAGCAGTTAGTTTAAGGGAGACGGTCGCGGCCAAGAACGAGACGATCGTCGCCAAGGACGGCGTCATCGCCGCCCAGGACAAGCTGATCGAGACGCTGAAAAAGAAAAAAACCTCGCCGCTGAAACGGGTCCGGGACGTCCTTATCGGTGTGGCGTTGTTTGCTCTGTTCAGGTAGCGGCTCTGCCGCGAGGATTAGGGCCGCGTCAGCGACGGTTGAAAATATCAGTTGTCGCTCGCGCGACAAGAATTCGATCGATCTCGTCCCGTGGGTCGAAACGCACGGCTAAATTCAATGGTCGCTGACGCGACAGAGCAGCCACGGAGGCGCAGCCCCGCGTCAATTTGGGATGTGGGATTTAGCGGTTATCAGGAAGTAACCACGAATTTACACGAATCAACACGAATAAATACAAAGAGCGGGCGAGCCGCCCGCGCTCAGTAGTAACCTCATGTCCGGACGAAGAAGAAAAGGACACAACCCGTTTAAACTAAGCCTCGAATTTTTAAAGAGAACACGCCGATACAAAAAAATGCACGGGTTCGATTTTAAAACATGGCTGCACCAGACTTCCCCGGAAATGACCTGGGACTGGCCGCATCAAATCTACCTATACGAGCGGCTGCGGAAAATAACTATCGGCGAAACAAAACGCCTGATGATATTTATGCCGCCCAGACACAGCAAGACCGAGACGGTTAGCGTCAGGTACGCCGCTTATATGCTTAAGCGAAACCCCAAGCTGAATATTATCCTCGGAAGCTATAACCAAAAGCTGGCCAACCGGATCTCGCGAAGGGTCAGACGGGTGATCGAGAACAAGATTGAACTCTCGCAGGAGAGGCGCGCCGCGGAGGAATGGGAAACGAAGCAGGGCGGGGGCGTCAGAGCGGTCGGGGTGGGCGCGGGCGTGACCGGGTTCGGCGCGGGGCTGATCATTATAGACGACCCGGTAAAGGGACGGGCACATGCCGAAAGCACGGCTTTCAGGGAAACATGCCTGGATTGGTTTAACGACGATATCTACACGCGGCAGGAACCGGGGGCGGCGATCATCCTGATCCAGACCAGGTGGCATGACGACGATCTCGCGGGCCATCTGCTGAAGGAGATGAAAGAGCCGGGCGGGGAGAAATGGGAAGTGGTCTCGTTGCCGGCGCTGGCGGAGGGCGAAGCCGCGGCGAGTCCAAGGTCCGAGGAAGGATGCAGAAGCCCGCGCGTAAGCAAGGGCGCGGAGACGGAGGCGCAGCCTCCGGATATTTTGGAACCGGCGACGGAAAGGCTGAGCCTTTCCGCACATTCATGCGGCAAAGCCGCGAAGAAGACAAGCGGCGAGGCCGCGGAGAAGACAAGCCGCAAGGCCGCGAAAAATCCGAAATCGAAGCACACCACCCCGTCAACCGAAGCGGCCGATCCGCTTGGACGTTTACCGGGCGAAGCGCTGTGTCCCGAGCGGTATGACGAGGAAGCCCTTCACCGGATCCGTCAGAAGCTGGGCGCATACTCCTTCTCGGCATTATTCCAGCAAAGTCCGATCCCGGCGGAAGGCGGGCTTTTTAACCGAAAGTGGTTCGGAAAGGACAAGATCGTGGCCCGTACCCCGGACCTTGACCGCTGGGCGAGGGGTTACGACCTGGCCGTTTCGACCAGGACGAGCGCGGATTACACGGCAAGTTTCCGCTGCGGGTTCGATAACCAGGGCAATTTGTTTATCGCCGACGGGTTTCGTAAACGGATCGAGTATCCCGAGCAGCGGAGGTATGTGGTCGAGAGGATGACGACGGAGAAGAAGACCCAACACGGGATAGAAAAGGCGCTGCACGGGCAGGCGTTTGTCCAGGACCTTAGACAGATTCGGCAGGTGCGGGGCGTGGCGTTCAAGGCGGTGAAGGTCGACGCGGACAAGTATACCAGGGCGCTGGCGTGGGCGAATTTGGCGGAAGAGGGGAGGGTATATCTCGTCCAAGGCCCCTGGATCAACGATTTTTTGGAGGAGGTATGCCGGTTTACGGGACGCGGGGATACGCATGACGACCAGGTCGACGCGGTGAGTTTGGCGGTGAGACTGCTCAGGAAGCCGGGGGGTAAGTCGTTTGGATGGTAGGAGTTAGTCCCAAGTCCCAAGTCCCAAGTCCCAAGTCCCAAGTCCCAAGTCCCAAGTCCCAAGTCCCAAGTGGATCGTCCCGAAGACTAAGGGTCATCTTGGAAGCTGGAGTTTGAGGACTTGGGACTTTGGGACTATTGGGACTTGGGACTTAAAAAACAGATAAATTATGAACACAGACATAGAAACAGCACTCAAGAATTTCCGTACATCGAGCGACCGTTACCGCCGGGCGGAGCGGTATTACAAGGGCGATCACGACCTGGCGTTTGCCACCGAGAAGTTTAAAAACGCCTTCGGGTCGATGTTTCGCGAGTTTGCGCTGAACCTCTGCCCGGCCGTTTGCGACGCCGTGCGCGACAAGCTCAAGGTCCGCGAATTCCGGGTCGAGCAGGGCGGCGGCTCTCTTTCGACCGACGCCTGGCGGATCTGGCAGACCAACCGGATGGGCCGCCGATCGGGCGAGGTACACAAGGAAGCGGTCAAGAACGGCGACGCCTATGTGATCGTCTGGCCGAACGCCCGGGGCGAGGCGACCATCTACCCGAACAAGGCCGGGATGTGCACCGCCGTTTACGACGAGGAAACGCCGGGCCGCGTGCTGTGGGCCGCCAAGCACTGGCGCACACAAGATAAACGGGTGCGGCTTAACCTTTTTTACCCGGACAGGATCGAGAAATATATCTCGAAAGCGGCGAGCGAGAACACCCTGCCCGACGCGAAGGAGTTTGTGGCTTTCGGCGGGTCCAAAGTCCAAAGTCCAAGGTCCAAGGTCGAAAATCAGCTCGACCACCCCGGCCTGACGGCCACCCCTCCTGTCCAGGAGGGGAGTAAGAGCCGGCGGGTCGCCGGCGATACAGCCGCCGGGCCGGCGGCGGTACAACAGGAGGAGAGTTCCGTTATTCCCAACCCGTACGGGGTCGTTCCGGTGTTTCACTTTGCCAATAACGCGGACATCGGGGCGGCCGGCCAATCGGAGCTCGACGCGGCGATGCCGGTGCAGGACGCGCTCAATAAATCGGTGCTGGATATGCTGGTGGCGATGGAGTTTGCCAGCTACCGGCAGCGCTGGGCGGCCGGGATCGAGATCGAGTACGGCGAGGACGGCCAGCCCGTTCCGCCGTTTAAGGCCGGGGTCGACCACCTCTGGATCACCGAGAACCAGGACGCGAAATTCGGCGATTTCGAGGCGGCCAATCTCGAGCAGTTTCTCAAAGTAAAGGACAGCTTCCGCATGGACATGGCCTGCGTAACGGGCACGCCGATGTACTACTTTATGCAGGTGACGGGCGATTTTCCCTCGGGCGAGGCGCTGAAAAGGGCCGAGTCGCGGTTTATCGCCAAGGTGCGCGACAGGCAGGAGAGCTTCGGGCAGGTGTGGGAAGACGTGATGGCGTTTGCGCTTGCCGTGGAAGGGAAGACGGACGCCCGGCTGTTTGCCGATTGGGAAGACCCGGCGCCGCTCTCGGAAAAGGAAAAACTCGAGAACATCGCGGTGAAAAAGGAGCTCGGCATCTCGGAAGCGCAGGCGCTGATCGAGGCGGGCTACGGCGAGGTAGATGTGAAAAGGATCCTGGGCGAGAAACAGGCCTCGGCGGAGGCGTTTAATGCCGAGTAGGGATTTCCAACGCAGAGACCGCGGAGAGCGCCGAGGAAGAGTAAACACGGTTTCTTTCTCTGCGTACTCCGCGTTTAAATTATTTCCGATTCCCTTGTTCTTATTCGTGTCGATTCGTGATAACGCCAGACTGGAACCATGATCAACCGAAATTCAAATCTAAAATGGCAAGGATTCCGCGAGCGGAATCGGAATTTTAGTAAAAACCCGAACGGGCGCCGGTAGAATAGGAGTGTAAATTCCGCCGCAGCGAACAGTTCTTATTCGTGTGAATTCGCGGTTCCGGTTTTTTCGCGGTTAAGATGAAACCACGAATCAACACGAATCAACACGAATTAAACGAAAATCGAACGAACACGAAACAAATCCTCCGGGCCGGGAATATGTAAAACGGGAGTCCTGCAAAAATATCACTAAACTCTTGTGGAGTAAAGAAAAAAAGAAGGCGTTGGTAGTCGTGGTCGGTGGTTGGTAGTCGGTGGCCGGTGGTCCGTGGCCGGCAGCCGGAATACGAACTACGAACCACCAACCACGAACCACGAACGAATAGCCGTCGCCATCGCGCAAAAATTCTTTTTCGTGCTAATGTAAGCAGAGTGTTTTGCCGCAAAGCGGTTCCGCGGACCGAAACTCCCTGTTTTCTATGGCAGAAACCGAGAAAATCGAACTCTCCCAGCTGGACGGAGAGCACCCTCAAATGGTTCTGAAGGTCTATCGTTTTCTGGTCGACTGCAGCCTCTATATGGTGCGTAGCTACCCGCTCGACCGATCGGCAGCCGAAGACTGCGCGCAAACGGTGGTCGTTAAGCTCCTGCGGATGAGCGTGGAGCAGCGCGCGAACGTCACGTTCCCGCCGTCCTATTTGAGGTCGGCCGTCCGGAATACAATTATCGACCGCCTCAAGCGGGAGAACCCCTCGAGAGAATCGAGCCTCGATGACGAAGCGGTTGTTTACGAGCTGCCCGACCCCGCGCAGGAAGACAAGAAACATGAATCCGGCATCATGCTTTCCAAGGTATGGAATATGCTGGATACGGACGACGAGAAGAAGTTGATGAAAATGTACCTTTTCGGGTACAAAGACCCCGAGATCGCGAAGATCCTTGGGACTAACGAGGAGGACGTGCGCGCGATGCATGCCCAACTCAGGTACAAGCTTAAAAAGATCATCGGGAAGATAAAAACCGCGGAAAGGTCCTGAAGCGGCATTCGAAGCAGGCGAACTTGAATGCACCGGAAAGGCCCGCCGGATATCTTCCGCCTGCCCGGTTAATTTTACCGGCCCCACTACGGGATCTCCGCAAATAAAGCCGTTCGTTTCAAAATAAAGCCGTTCGTTTCAAAAACAAGGTTGACCGCTAATATATAAGACCCTGAAAAAAAAGATTTTAAAAAATTTAATTTTCTAGTATGATTAGTTACCGCGGACGGCAAACTGCTCCTTTTTGAGCATTTCAACAGTATCTTTTCTATTGAATTTTGTGTTTCAGCTCCGCGCAAATACTTCAAAACAGGTGTTTTATCGGCTTTTCGGTTTCGGCCGTTGAATTCGGGACGATTTAGAACTATTGTTATATTTTATAGTAGTTCTGTCGAAAAACGACTCTTGTGCCGCAGCCAAATAGATAAGACGGAGAAAATAATTTTGCAAAAAAGTGTTGCAGTTAAGTCTTATTAGGTGTAGAAAGGGAAACCGCCCCCGAAGCTGTTTCCCTTTTTACGTGGCGAGAAGATTTTTTATTTTGGTCTTTTCGCCAATTCTGCTCGATGGTTTTGCGGCCCGGATGGGCTGCAAATGATAGGGCTTCGATGCAAAAGGAGGAAGTTATGCCACAGGATGAGAAATTCCGTATAAACGGAACAAACGGTTCGCAGAACTGGGACGCGGAAGTTCAGAATTTGTTTGACGACTCGCGTTTCTACATCCCGGAGCGGACGATCACGGATGAGATCCTCCGGCTTAACGAGGAGATGAACAAGGACTACGTGGCGAGGGAATTTAGCGAGGTTTTCGGAAGACGGAAGGCAATAGAAAACGGAAACGGGGCGCGGTCCGGACCCCTGAAACCTCCAAAGCTGTCGAAAAACGATTCCTGGCACAAGCGTGCTCTCGCGGGTTTCTCGAAGCTTTTGCTTCACAGGGACGACGAGCCGGAGATATCCGACGACGACTTCGGCGATTTTTTTCAGAAGGACGTAGCCGAGCGAATATTCGCTCATCTTGAGTTGATCGCTATCGCGGGTTACGAGGAGGGAGACGAGCCCCGCTCGATCCATGACCTGTTCACGCGCCGGCTGGTGAGCAACCTCGGCCTCAAGCTGATCCGGAGCGAAAAAACGCCGGGGAGCTTGAAAGCGCGCGCAAGAGAGGTCTTGCTCTTGCTGGCGTGGGATTTCCAGTGCTGGCTGTTGAGGCTTGACGGCCAATACCCGGCGCTGTTCGGCATGATCTATACCCGGCCGCCGGAACGATTGCCGAAAACAGGCCGCGTTCTGGTACTGAAGGCGGACGTTATCGACCCCTTCCCGAGAGATCTCGATGCCGATCTCGACCTGGTGATCGGGCTGATAAATGCACACGTGCCGCAAACCAGTTATCTTCGCGATGTGGGACGGCCGGGCATGCCCGCCGAAGAGATGAGCCCCGATGTTATGAGCAGACTCGCCCCCCCGCATTCGTCCGAAGATACGATCCGGATAGGCAGGGAATCCGCGGGAAGACCGATCAGGATGAATTTTATGAAGGCGGAAACAAGGGCGCCCGGCGAGACCAACGGAACCAACGGAACCAACAGGACCAATGGGACCAAAGGAACTAACGGGGCCAACGGGACGGGAACCACTCATACGAAAGTCGATACTTAGACCGTTTTGACCGGGCCGACAGTAATTCAAGCTTTTCCAGTTACACTAATCAACCGGATACGCGTAAGCGGCCGGTTGATTTTATTTACCGACTACGTGTATCATTCCTGAATATTTCTACCCGCTGATTTTGCACAAAACCTTGTCTTTCTTTGTGCGCTTTGCGAAAAAAAGCTTTACGCACTTTGCGGCCGAATAGATAGCCTGAAAAGGATATTCGGAACATTTCAAGGGGTATCGGACTGCAAGCCGGCCGGGTGAAGCGTCGCGCCGGGGAACGGATCGCGTAGTTCCCGGTGCGCAGCCGGTTGGAAAAAATAAAGTAAATTTAAAGGAAACTATGTCTCCCATCAAAATACTTCACGCCTCAGACCTGCATATTTCGGAAATGGAGATGATCAGATCGCCAAAGGACACGTGGCACGACCTTTCCAATTGGGACGTGAGTCCCACGGCCCTGAGGGAAAGGAGGGAAGCACTGCGGGCCATCTGGGAGAGCTTCCGCACCGGGACGGTCTCCGCCTCGTCGTACAGGACGGAGATCCTCGAGAGCTTTGCCGCTTTTGTCTACATCAATTCCAAAAAATTCGACCCCAGGGGCGATGTCACCGGGGGCTGTCTCGACGCCGTCGTCCTGACCGGCGATCTGGCCACCACGGGAAAGGAGGAGGATATTCGGCTGGTCGATGAATTTCTCAACGCGCCTTCCACCCTAACGAAAGATGCTTATTACAGCGATAAAAATGCCGATGCGACCCTTGGGGCCCTCCAGATCCCGGTCGGGTTCCTGCCGGGCAATCACGACCGGTTCGAATTGACGAACGAGATCGCGTGGTCTACGCCGATAAAAGACATCCCGAGGTTCTTTAACCCGGGCGGGACCAACTTCGACACCCTTAATGATTTCCGCGGTTCCCCGGTCCAGATGATGAAGCGGCTGGAAAGCCCGCTGCCGAACGACCGGGTGCTGACCGCCTATATCTTTCTCGCCGACATGACGCTCAGGGAGTTTGACGACCACGACGACTGGGGCGGCGGCTGGATAGGCCAGGGAAAGGCGCACCAGGAGATTTGCGACGAGCTGGTCGACCAAACCCTCAAGGTGCGCAGGGAACTGCCTGACAACGAGGTGCCGGCGTTTATCTGGGCCTGTCATTTCCCCCCGAAATTTCCCTGGGCCAAGGACAACTGCCGGCTCGTCGAAGACTATGTATTTCTAAGGGCCGCGAATCGCGCCCGCATCGACGCGGTCCTGACGGGTCATACACACCGGCAGCTCGAATACCGCCGCCCGTTCGGAAGGTTCGATATATTCAGCTGCGGGACCACCACGCAATACGAGCCGACGACCGAGCCCGGGGGACGTCATGCCAACAACAACAGGAAGGGCAATTTCATTCAGATACTGACGATCGACGAAGACCGCGGTAGGATCAGGATCGACGCCGATCCCTTCAAGTATTTTCACAATGCCCCGAGCGGTCCGGATGACGACCCGGTTAGCCCGGGTATGGGCGGCAACGAGCTGCCGTGGAAACGGATCGGCCGCGAGACGGTCCGGTACCGGCGGTGGAAGGTTTGGCGGGAATTACTGGGCGGGCGGAAAAAAAATGGTAATTTTAGGCAAAAATGACCTCCGCGCGCGCTGCTATGTGTTGCAACCTGTCGTTTTCGTGGTATATTTCCTCCGTAGCGGGAAATTTCCCATAAAGTCTATGAACGCACGATTAAAGGAGCTGCTCGAAGAAGCCAGGATTGAGGCGGAAGAGGTAGAAGAAAGCTTACAATCACCTGCTCACGAACGGGACATCAGCAAGCTCAGGAACGAGGCAAAGGCCAAGCTCGCGGCCGACCTGCCGGAAGATTACTTCGCGTTTTTAAGGGAAGTGAACGGTTTCACGCTGGACGACCTGACTGTCTACGCTTCCGAAAGCACGCCGCACGCCAGCTATCCCGAAGCCACCATCGAAGGTTTCGTCAAAATGAACCTGCTGCAGCGCGATACGAAAAAGTGCGGCGATTTCCTGATCTTCGGCGAATCGGCCAAGCTCGATCTCTACGCCCAGCGCATCTCCACCGGCGAATTCCAGATCCTCGACCACGGCACACTGGAGCTGACAAAAACGGTCCCGACCTTCGATGAAATGATGATCGAAGCGCTCGAGATCGTGATGTAAGGGTTAGTCAGTGGTTAGTGGTTAGTTCTTATTCGTGTTGATTCGTGGTTCTCCGTTTTCCGAGGATGATAAGAAAACCACGAATTGACATGAATCAACACGAATAAACCCAAATCCGAAATCCCAAATCCAAAATAAAAATGGCCCCGGTTTCCACCAAGGCCATTTCCCACTAACCACTAACCACCAACTAATTTCCGCGTCGTCCGTTGCGGCCGTTGTTGTTGCGGCTCTGCATGCGCTGCATCGTTTCCCGGTAGCCGCGCTGGAAGCCCGCGCGGTATGCCGACTGGTATGCCGAGCGTCCGCCGTTGCGTGAATTATAACCGCGGTTCTCGTTCTGGTAGCCGCCGTTATAGTCGTTGTTGTTGTTCCAGTCGCCGTTGTTGTTGCGGCCGTTGCGATTGCGCGCATCGCGCATGGCCTGCTGCCTGCCATCCTGGAAGCCCTTCTGGACGGCCTGGCGGTAGCGATTGCTATTTTGGTTGTCGTAGCGGTCGTCGTTACGGTTATTATCCCGCTGATTGTACCCGCCGTTGTCGCGATACTGGGCGCTAGCGTCCGTACCTGTAATAAGAATGAGTCCGAAAGCTATCGAGAGCGCTATTGCGGCGCCTTTTAATGTTTTTTGTAAGTTTTTCATAATGCTGTATTTTTTACTCCCCGCGGTTGTATAGGGCAATGCCCGTGCCAAAAGCGAATTTGGGCGCAAAATGAAATATTCGGGGGTACGGCCGATACGTAATTGGTATGCGGCGTACGGAAATGAGGTTGGTTGTTCGTGGTCCGTGGTCCGTGGTCCGTGGGGAGTTCTTATTCGTGTTAATTCGTGGTCCCATCTTTCGGGGGATGAGAAGAAACCACGAATAGGACCGCAATTCAACACGAATGGGACCGCAATCGAAAATCTAACATCTAAATCATTAATGGATGCCGCGGCCTTACGAGCAGCGGACGACGGACTAGAGAAAATGGAACCTTAGACCGCGTTTTTCGTTCTAATTATTTAGGCTAAGTTATTGTAAACAAATGGAAATCGTCAAAATTAGCCGAAACGGAACGCTAATGTTTGAAAAACACAAACATTTTCGGTAAAAAAGAGGTGTAATATGTGGTAGCGCATAGGGGAATTGAACCCCTGTTTCAAGGTTGAGAACCTTGCGTCCTAACCACTAGACGAATGCGCCAGGGTTTGTGTAGAGTAAAACTCTCACATATATTACCAGATATTGAAAGATTACGAAAAGCGGAGCATACTCTAATTTATTATGACCCCTAAAGGATTTATAGCCGGTTGTTTCTTGTTGGGCGGGTTGCTTTTGACGCTCTATGGGATTAGGGCAAATCCCTACGTATTTGTCGTTGGCGTAATAGCAACTCTTTACGGTGGTATAACACTCTTTCGGATGCGCAAAAGAAAGATCGACGTAACGAAGTAGTTGGTGGTCGGTGGTTCGTTGTATCATTGAGTCATTGAGCCATTTGGATGTTTTCCGATCCGAAGTCGAAGAATACGCTCGCTTTCGGTTCGCGTTTCCGCCTTCCTCTTCCAATCCGAAATCCAAAATCTAAAATCCAAAATCCGGGGATAACTTGCTATTATCTGACAAACAGTCCATAGTAGTTATGTTAATCCTTCTCTTGCGTCAGAAATGACGCGCTCGTCAAAGACGGTTTTTGGATAAGTTAGAGAGCAGGCTCCGATAATAATTACAGAAGTAGCTCTTGAAATTTTGAGCATCCGAAACCCGAACCTTCGCAGCAGACCGTTTTTCTCCGAAGACAATCCGATTCGACGCTTCTTTTGAAATCCCAATGGGAAAAAGGTATTTAATTTTATGTCAATGAAACTTTACGTAGGAAATCTTTCCTTCAACACAACGCAAACGGACCTCGAGAAGATCTTCGGCGAAGTCGGAACGGTTGATTCAACCAATATCATCACAGACCGTGAAACCGGCAACTCGCGCGGTTTTGCTTTTGTCGAAATGTCTTCGCAGGAAGAAGGCCAGAACGCGATCTCGCAGCTTGACGGCAAAGAGATCGACGGCCGCAACCTGAAGGTCAACGAAGCGAAACCCCAGGAAAAACGTGCCGGCGGCGGCGGCGGCGGCGGCGGCTATGGCGGCGGTGGCGGCTATGGCGGCGGCGGCGGCGGAAGAAGCAACAAGCCCTGGTAGTTCGTCAGTAGTCAGTAGCAAGAAGTGAGGATCGAAATTGTGTATTCCCGCTCCCGGATCCTGACTACCGGCTTCTAAATAATATTTATTGCCTTCGGGCAAAATTCCTGTTTTCAGGTTTTATACCCGCCCGGTGTTTTGTTCACCTTGGGCGGGTTTTTACATTTATTCCCGGTATTATATGACCCCCGAACAGATACGCAGCGAGTTTACAGTGGTCTTTAACGAGGCGCGGGCCGTGCTCGAGGAGAAGAGATTTTTCGAGGTCAGCTTTGCCGTCGGCGACGGGCTCGAACGGTCGCGGTTTACCGCGCCCGGCGAAGCGTTCCGATCGTACGAGGCACGGGTGGCGACCGGAAACAGGGACGTAGCGGTAAACGCCAAGACCGAGAAAATCGAATTTCGGGGAGCGAGTTACGCTCCTTTTTTACTGGCCCTTTTCAAGACCTCGCAGGGCGCGGCGCTGGAATGGCCGGTGCAAAAGGTGCGCGAATTCAACGAGCTGGTAATGACGTCTTTGACGGCGATCTACCTGGAATCGCTGGACGACGCGGACGCCCTGGTAGCGATAGGGATCAGGGATGAAATGCTGGCGGGGGTATGAGAAACCAGAATATACTTTCAACGCAGAGAACGCTGAGAAAACGTAAATTTTTTCAGTCAGTCACTCTCTCTCTCTCTCTCTGCGTTCCCTGCGCCCTGTGCGTTGAATCATTACCGCGGCCTTCGTCACCTTGCGGCTCCCGGTTCTATATATAGTTGAATATTATGAGCTTATTAAAAAGTATATTCGGTTCGGGCAGGAAAGCCGCGGCGGCCGGTGAAACGGCGATGGGCGAGGACGCGGCATGGCAGGAACCTGCCGAGGTCGAGATACCTGCTGCGGCGCCCGAGATAAATATCGACGCGGTGGAGCGGGAGGCGCTGGCGAGTCTGGCGCAGTCGGCCACGGGTACGTCGGCCGAGGCATTTGGACAGGGCATGGATATGGAAAGCATGGCGGCGCTCTACCGGCTGGATAAGCTGGTCAAACTGGGCCTCGTAAAAAGGAGCCGGCCGATGTTTATGCAGCCCGAGGTATATGAATTGACGGAGCGCGGGAAAGAGGTCGTCGGTGGTTAATGTTCGCGGTCCGTTGTTAGCAGGATAGATTACAACGCAGAGGGCGCCGAGAGCGCGGAGAAGAAAAATCGGTTCAGCTACTTTCTGCGTCCTCTGCGCACTCTGCGTTGAGATCTTTATCCTGTTTCTCGGTCTCGCGGAACGGCGTCGAGTGTTCGGGTTGTATGCTCGGTTACGCTGGAGACGGTATCCTGGGCGGTCCGGGGCTGGCCCTCGTTGAGGCCCTTTATCACCACGTCGGGCAAACGCCGGGTATCCGCCGGCGGTAACCCGACCTTCTTCTTTTCTTTCCCGGCGCCCCGCGTCCGGTGAAACAGCAGCCACAGCAAGCCTCCCTCGGAAACCAGCAGCAGCACAAACGCCATCATCGCGATAGTCGCGATGATCTCGTCGCGAAAGGCGAGCTCTTTTTTCATCACCACCAGAAGGCCTATGATGATCCCGATACCGGCGATCGGGATGGCGAGGATCGCCGACACCAGCAGATTGAACGACGATTCGGACATCTGCTCCGGGGCGCTATCCTTCTCGCCGCCGATTCGCGCACCGCAGGTGCTGCAGTAGCTGAGGCCGGGATTTACCGAATTTCCACATGCTTGACAGAACATAAGAAGCAGTACGGTAGTTTAATGGCTAAAGTTCGGAGATCGTGGTTCGTTGTCTGTGGTCCGTGGCAGTTCTTATTCGTGTATATTAGTGGTTCCGGTTTTTTCGAGGATAGTAAGAAGAAACCACGAATATACAGGAATCAACACGAATAAAACGAATCGCCGTAACCACCAACCACGGACCACCAACCACGAACTATTATCCTCTTCATCCTATCATTTATTCGTCTTTAAGGATCCCCCGCGTTCTCTGTGTCTCCGTGGTGAGTTCCCGAGAAAAACGCGTTCTCCCGCGCGCCGCGCGCCAAGCGGTACACCAGGAAACCGAGCGGCCCGAAAACTATCAAGCCCACGGCAAACGCGCCCAATGCCTTGGCCGTGTCCGGGTACCGGTTAAATGCCGCGAAGCTGTTCAGCACGCCTGCAATAAAAACCAGCGAGAGGCCGCCCACGGCGATCCACCGGCCGTAAGCCCGGCGTTTAACAAGGCCCCGGAAACCCACAAGAAAAAGAACCGAGCACAGAAGCGACACGGCCCCCGAAACAATGGGGAAAGTGATCCCTAAGCGGTTTACCAGGACCACGTATAGATTTACCAGCCCGGCCAGCCCCCAGACGGCGGCAAGCAGAAATATGATCGCCTGCGCGATCCATACCGAGACGGGACGCGTCGGTAGTTCGTTGTCAGTAGTTCGTGGTCCGTTGTTCGTGGTCCGTTGTTCGTCGATCATTGTTCGTAGTTCGTTGTTCGTGGACAGTTCTTATTCGTGTTGATTTGTATTAAGCGCGTGGTTCCGGTTTTCGAGGATAAGAAAGAAACCACGAATATACACGAATCAACACAAATAAACGAAATAGCCTTACCACCAACCCATTCTTCCAATCCAAAATCTAAAATCCAAAATTGAGCTGTCTTTGCCGGCGGTTGTGGATCTCGATCTCGACATAGTCGATAAACGCCGTGTAGGCGACATCGCGCTCGACCGGGCCGGTAAAGGCCGGGCTGCGGCCGAGGACGTGGTTCCGCGGATCGTGGACACGGAAATAATACTCGTCCGACCGGGACTTGAGCCTTTTGATAAAGGTTGGGTAATCGGCCCGGCGCAGGATCTGTTCGAGCTCGGCGGGCAGATCGGTTGTTATGTGGTCGGCAAGGGACATAGCTCAGGACAGAATACAGAATACAGAATACAGGAGCCAGAATATTCTTTAAACGCAGAAAACGCGGAGCACGCGGAGAAAAGAGAAATCTTTTCAATCCCTCTCTCTCTCTCTCTCTCTCTCTCTCTCTGCGTTCGCTGCGCACTCTGCGTTGAAATTGGCTTTTGTCTTCTTTCTTATAAAATCTATCGAAATTGCCGTTTTCCTTAAAAGCCGCTATCTACGATTCCAAAGAATTGCCGTAATCTCATTCGTGTATGAGCGCTAAGCCCACGGCGAATCAGCCCGACACCAACCAACAAAATAATGATAAGAATTTGGCAGACGGCCAGGCGGCCCCCGCTGATACCACCACCCTCCTCTATACCGAAAGCGATCTGAGAACGCGGGCCGAGGAATTGAAACGCGCCGGTACCGACGCTCTCCAGGCGGAAAACGAGGAACTTAAAAAAAGCCTGCGCCTGCGCGACGCTCGCGACGAGATCACCGCCGCGCTGAAAAAAGCGGGTGCGAGATCGCCCGAGCTGCTTTTTAACTCGGCGAAGGAATCGCTGCAGTTCGATACGGAAGGACGCGTCACTAACTCGACCGCGCTGGTCGAGAAGCTCCAGGGCAAGTTTCCGGAACAGTTCGGGTTCGAAGCGCCGGCCGGGTCTATCGATGGCGGCGCCGGGAAAAACGCGGACACCAACTACCTGACAAAAGAAAAGCTCTCAAAAATGACGGCCGCCGAAATATCCAAGCTGGACTGGCAGGATGTGAGGAAAGTCCTGGCGGAGGGATAGTTCGTGGTTGGTGGTAAGAAACCAACTAACTACGAACAAAACCAAAAACAAACCACGAATCTACACGAATAAGAAAAAAAGGCCGGGACCACAAACAACCGACCTCGAACCACGAACGGGATCAATTTGACCTAACCAACCCGTTAATTAACTACAAAAAAAATTATGGCACTGAATTTTATACCTACCGTATGGGCGGCGAGATTGCTCGCTGCATTGGAAAAGGCCCTGGTTTATGCGCAGGACGGAACCGTCAACCGCGATTACGAGGGCGAGATAAAGGAATCGGGCAACACCGTGAAGATCGGCTCGATCGGCGAAGTGGCGATCGGGGATTACGTCAAAAATACAAACATCTCCGACCCCCAGATCCTGACGGACGAGGACCAGAGCCTGCTTATCGACCAATCGAAATATTTCAATTTCTATGTCGATAGCGTCGACCGCGCCCAGCAAAATGTAAACGTCATGGATGAGGCGATGCGCCGCGCGGCCTGGGCCCTTCGCGAACAGGCCGATACGTTCCTCGCCGGGATCATGGATGCGGCGGCGCTGGCCGGCAACAAGATCGGCTCTACCACCACGCCGAAGATCCCGACCAAGGACGACGCCTATGAATACCTGGTCGACCTGGGCGTGCTGCTCGACGAGAACAATACGCCGATCGACGGCCGTTTCGTGGTGGTGCCGGCGTGGTTTCACGGGCTTCTTTTAAAGGATGAGAGATTCGTGAAATCGGGAAGCTCGAGATCGGACACAACCCTCGCCAACGGCGAAGTGGGCGAAGCGGCCGGCTTTAAGATCCTGAAATCCAACAACGTCCCGAACACCACGGGAACGAAGTATAAGATCATGGCCGGCCACAGCATAGCCACGGCTTATGCCGAACAGATCGTCGACCTGCAGACATACAAACCGGAAAAACGGTTTGGCGATGCGGTCAAGGGGCTTCATGTTTACGGCGCGAAGGTCGTGCAGCCGAAGAGCCTGGCGGTGCTGATCGCGAATAAAGCGTAGTTAACCGAGTTCGGCGAGTTCGGCGAGTTCGGCGAGTTCGGCGAGTTCGGCGAGTTTAGCGAGTTCGGCGAGTTCGGCGAGTTTAGCGAGTTCGGCGAGTTTAGCGAGTTCGGCGAGTTCGGCGAGTTCAGCGAGTTAGCCGAGTTGTCAGAGTTACCGGGTTACTTAAATTCCGGGTTCGCTTAAGTTATTGGGTTCATTGAGTCTTGTGAGTTGCCGGTTCTTAACTCGGTCAACTCGGTCAACTCGCCGAACTCGGTTAACTTATCGTCCCGAACCAGTTCAGTCGGGCAGAACAGGCAGAGGAACTTCCAATTCATCACGGATCGTCCACCGAACTCCTGCCCTTCTGAGTATTAACTAAAATGAGAGCTGAAATAATCAGTATAAGCAACGGCAGCCTGCAGGGCAGCAAGATATCGATGGTCAGGGGCGACACGCTCGAGATCACGCTGCGCGTGCTGCGCGACGACGATTCGGTTGTCCTGCTCAATCGTTTTGAGCAGGTAGGCGATATCGGCCGCGAGCCGGGCGCGGCCACCAATCACCGCCTCTCGATGGAGTTTACGGCCCCCTTAAAAGACGGGGGCGATATCCGCGTGTTCTACCGGACCACCCAGTCGCCCAACCAGGTGATCTACGGAAGCGTGGACCAATTGACCGTGCTTATCGATCAGAAGCTGACGCGCCGGCTGCCCGCGCCCCTGACCCTGAATTTCGATATGCAGGTCACCGAATTCGAAGGTAAAAAGCGCCGGATGAGCACTATTTACCAGGGCGCGCTGCAAATCGATAAGGATATTACTTCGACTTACTAGTTCGGCGAGTTCGGCGAGTTCGGCAAGTTCGGCGAGTTCGGCAAGTTCGGCGAGTTCGGCAAGTTCGGCGAGTTCGGCAAGTTCGGCGAGTTCGGCAAGTTCGGCGAGTTCGGCGAG